GTAATTTGCTTTGCAATTCAAGTAGCGGGTGAGCACGATGTACAGTCCCGTGGCGCTCTTAAGTATTTGCGAGCCATTATAGCCGGTTGGAAGAGATTAAAGGTTACAACACTTGATCAGGCTAAAAAGGCAGCAGCTGGCGATGAGTTTGCTGGCAATAGTCCTAAAATCAGTAGATTACACCTTGGTCAACCAGTTTTTATTGATGATCAGCTTGTAATTGTGATTGGTGTTGATAAGAAAAACCTGAGTTTTACGTGTAGTAGTGATAAAGAAGAAATCTTGTCGCGCATTTTATATATAGAAGACATGCAAGACTTTCACACGTATATATAATGTTAAAAAATAAAAAAGCGCCACCGCTGACGGCAACGCTAGGATTAATCCCAATTAAATTAATTATAGCATGAAAGCTAAAGGGGTGGCGGCTTTGGAAAGTATTTTTAAAAACGTTGACGAAGATCGAACGATTGAAAACGCAAAACGGGTACTAGGTGACTATCGTAAATGGCTGTTAAGAGCCCGTAGAGTGAGCTTTAGTTTGCAAAGTCCAACAATGGATGGCATGCCTAAGAGTCCATCATACGGTAACCATGAGGAAGAAAAGCATGTTAATAAATCCAATGCGGAGTTTATGGCAAATTTGGTTACCGGGGTAATCAAGGCAATTGAAGTAGATGAAGGGACAGCAGTCTACTCAAAGCTATTAGAACTCAAATACATTAAACACTATACCAACGTCAAATGTGCTCGATTGCTTGATGATATGCCAGACCGGACATTTGATAAGTATCACCGACAAGCGCTACTTATGTTCGCTGAAGTCTATCCAGCACCAGTTGAAGATTTAATTGTGCATAAGTATGAGCCAGTTAAAACACCTGATGTTAAGTGGAGCTGAAAAGTATGCGAGGTTTATGCGATAAATCGGCGACAAACGTGCGAGGTATATGCGGAAAAAGTCCGGAAATGGGGATTATTATTATATTGTTGATTGATGGATGAGATCCACCCCGATCGTTGTCCGATTCATCAATCTGTAGCTTTAGCTCAGTTGGTAGAGCAGTGAGCTGTTAACTCACTTGTCACTGGTTCGAGCCCAGCAGGCCACGTTATCAAAATTAAAAGGGATGACTACAGTGCGAGATATCGTTGCAGAATTAAAAGTAGAACGCAAAGAATTAAAGGTGAAGTTTGAAAAACTTGACCAGGCTCTTACCGACTACAAGTCACTACGGATTAGCCAGAATCAAATGAACTTAATGAGTGATCAGTGGGTAGCGATGAAGCATTACATTGGTGCGCTTGATAATCGGATCAAGGATTTAGAGAAGTAGCAAGGCATTAAATAAGGAGTGGTAAGCATAATTGGTACTGCAGCGGTTTACTAAACCGTTACACCTAACTGGTGTTGCTGGTTCAAGTCCAGTTCACTCCGTTATCAGCCAAGAAGCTCTGGCAGGTTAGTTGGTGAGAGAGGTGTCGGAACCTTTCAAAACTGCCTAGGTCGCGATTAGTGAGTTCACAGACGTGTGACTCATAGGCTGATATAAATCCAACGGTGCTTGTGGCGGAATGGTAGACGCTTCAGGGTGTGTGGCACTCATACCACACATTCTAAGAGATACTCATATCTTACGTAGGGTGCAAATCCCTACCAAGCACATTGCTAGCAGTGATTAACCTCAACGCGGTAACCCCTTGCTAGTTCTAAGCAATCAGGAATGCAGACACAATGCCGTGAGCTGTTCGAAACAACTTTTCATCCTGATTGCTTAATAGTCACTTAGCGTGGAAAACTGAGTGACAAATTGTTTCTGTAGCTCAGATGGTAGAGCACTAGAGTGAAGTTCTAGGTGTCGTTGGTTCGAATCCAACCGGAAACATTGCCAGTGACAAATGGAGGAAATGAAGTGCTCCTTCGCTGGCGATTCGATTTAATTTGAGACTCGGTGTCGGCCACCGGGTCTTTTTTAGACGATAAAAAATTGTTGGAGGTCTGTCAGATGGTTTGTGTTGTGTTGAAACGGGACGTAACTTCATTGGCATGGAGATGAACGGCCACTACTTCGATGTGGCACAAAATCGAATTGATAACGCAAAATAACATAGAAGTCGTTGCTAACTGCAGCGGCTTTTTAATACATAAAATTGGAGGTCAAAGTATGAAGGGCGTGGATAAGGTAAGGACAGATAGCGCTTATTACTCTTTATGGCATGCAGCTCAGAAGGCAAGACGTGATTACTTTGATTCGTATGTAAATTTAAGCAATGGTAGTAATAATATTGCAGAGGACAAATCCTTAATTGCTACATTTTTGCATGAGTATAATAGCCGACATTTAACTCCAATTACCTTACGTCAATATCTGGAGGAGAGCGACGAATATGACTAAGATGATTCACAGTAAATACGGTTATGAGACTCGTGAATGGATTCAAGCCGACGCACGATTAGATAAGTGGTTAAAGAACAAGCGTCTGGTTAAAGAGCGAAGCGTTTTTAATTTGGAAAATAAACGGAAGCCGTCAGAACGGCGATTACAGCATGAACGGGTTTAATTTGGAAAATAAAACTGGTCGATTTCGACCAGTTTAAAAAGATTAGGAGATTGTTATGAAATATCGGAAAAAGCCAGTAACTATTGAAGCGTGGAAAGTAATTGACTTTGGCATTGATGACAAAGTGCCCAATTGGATTTTTAATGCAATGTTTGATCATGTAATGAACGAATCAAAGGATGGCTGGAACATTAACACTCTAGAAGGCAAGATGCACGCGAACATTGGTGATTATATTATTCGAGGTGTTCACGGTGAGCTATACCCATGTAAGCCCGATATTTTTGAAGAAACCTATGAATTAGTGGAGGAGTAGCCATGAAACCATATATGTACGATATTGGAAAAACAAAAGTATTAGTTGATGGTAAGCGTGTCGATGGATTCAACGAAGACGGCGTAAAGATTGATGAAGATGGTATTACAATCAATTTCATTATTAAGGCTGACTTTCTTAAGAATCTACATGCTAAAGACATCAAAATCATTTACATGGATGCAGATGTTACGGCAGTTACTAAGATGAAGGTAGACAAACTTGAAATGTTACCACGGACTATTACAGGTAAGGAGTTCCCTTTAGTACCAATCAAGTTCAGTGGGGAACCTAAAACGAAATACACGGATTAGGAGAGATTAATATGGATAATCAAAATTTTATTACCATTTGTCAGAAAAAGCTGGCTGATTATTGCAACAGCATTGCTGAATTAACTAAAGGAAAGGCACATTTTAAAGCGACTGATTTTTATACGGTTTGGTCAAGCAAGACTCTGCAAAATAATAAAGCATTATTGAGTACTGATAAAGTAAGTGGCTATTATTTTGAATTGACATATAACGGTGATAAGCACGACCTATACCTAGATTGCTATATTAAAAAGGATAATGTCGCTTATCCTATCACCTTTAGTGATTTGGAAGGTGCAGCAATGCAACGGGTTATTGACTTACTGATAGCTCCAAAACAAGTTCGGGATGCCATTCATAAAGTACTGAACAATCATAAAGAAGAATTCAATAAAGCACTAGAAAGTAAATAATGTTAGTACAGATTAGGATTGTGAGGTGTGGTGGTATGTAATGAATTGGGAAGAGATAAGGCATGAGTATGAAACGACTGATGCAACGCCAAAAGAATTAGCAGAACGTTATCGCGTCAAGCCTAGTACCTTACGTAGTCGCAAGAATCGTGAGCATTGGCAACGTAAATCAAAAAAAGTTGCAACGCGACGCAACAATGTTGCAACACATGTTGCAAAAAAACTGAACAATAATGGGTCACTGACAGAAAAGCAAAAGCGGTTCTGCCTTTTTTATTTGCAACGATTTAACGCCACTTGGGCATACCAGCAAGCTTACAAATGTGGGTACAGTACAGCACGAGTTAACGGACCAGCCTTACTGCAAAATACTGCCGTAAAGAAACAATTGTCCGAATTGAAGGAGCAACAGCAGGCTGAACTGTATCTAACGGCCGATGACGTGCTACATGAGTACATTAAGCAGGCTTTTAGTAGTCTAGGAGATGTACTTGATTACAAGTCCACAGAGGAGACTGTGACCGACTCAGATGGCAATGTCCAGCTGGATATCCATGACGATACAATTCAACGTCATGTTACAGATATCTATCTCAAGCCCAGCGGTGAAATTGATTGGTCAGTTGTACAGGAGATTCACCGGGGTAAAGACGGCTTAGTAGTCAAGCTTTATGACAAGCAAAAAGCTATGAAAGAGCTGATTGACCGCTTGCCTGAAGCTACTAAGACGATGAGTCGTGACACTTTGATAGATGCGTTGAAGCTTGGCTATGAGCAACAAAATAAACAGGAGTCTCAGTCTGATGACAAAGATGGTGATAGTGAATGAAGCAGAACCAATTTGAGTTCGCACCACTGTCTGAAAAGCAGATTCAAATGTTGAGCTGGTGGCTTAATCCAAAATACAAGGATAATGAAGCCATTATCTGCGACGGCTCCGTACGTGCCGGTAAGACACTGATTATGTCGCTTAGCTATGTGATGTGGTCAATGACCGAGTTTCATAACCGTAACTTTGGTATGGCTGGTAAAACGATTGGTTCACTGCGGCGTAACGTTATTAGAACACTCAAACAAATGCTTGAAGGACGTAATTACCAAGTAGTGGACCACCGTGCTGAAAACCGGCTAACAATTACTTACGGGACCACAACTAATGATTATTACTTGTTTGGTGGTAACGATGAGTCTAGCCAAGACTTGGTTCAAGGGTTCACTGCTGCAGGCTTCTTTTTTGATGAAGTTGCTCTAATGCCGGAATCATTTGTTAACCAATCTTTGGCACGATGCAACATAGCCGGGTCCAAGTATTGGTTTAACTGCAACCCATCTGGTCCATATCATTGGTTCAAACTTGAATGGCTAGATCAGTTAGATGAGAAGAGGGCATTACACATTCATTTCATTATGAGTGATAATCCAATCAACTCCAAAGAAGTTTTGGAACGGTTTGAACGTCAGTATACCGGTGTATTCTATCAGCGCTATATTCTAGGTCTGTGGGTACTCAGCGATGGCGTTATCTACGATAACTTCGATGAATCTGCAATGGTACATGAGCCACCAAGCGGTACAGCAACTAAATATTACGTCTCATGTGATTATGGGACGCAAAACCCTACCGTATTTCTGCTGTGGGGTTTATTTGGTAAGACATGGTATTGCCTCAAGGAGTATTACTATGATGGCCGCCATTCAAGCCGACAACGGACTGATGACCAGTACGCTATTGACCTAGATAGTTTCTTAGGCAATTTAAAACCAGTTATTATTGTGGACCCGTCTGCTGCTTCTTTTATCGCTAAGTTGCGGCAAAAGGGCTATCGCGTGATTAAGGCTGATAATGATGTTTTGGATGGGATTCGTGAGACTCAATCAGCGATGAACGTGGGCAAGATCATGTTCACCCCAGGGTTGAAGAACCTATTCAAAGAGTTTGCCAGCTACATCTGGGACGACAAGGCTGCTGAGCGTGGTGAGGATAAAGTAGTAAAGCAGCATGACCATGCGATGGACGCCATGCGGTACTTTGTTTACCGTGTGGTTCGCAAGCATGATGAAACTGGCGGGTTCCAAGCATTCGATATGAGATTCTAGGAGGTGACTGCATGACTGCAGATAGCAGTGAAAACAAAATTTATGGTAAGTTTTATCAGAACTTGCAAGACAACTTGATCAGTGGCCGCCTAGTATCTAATGACGGTGTGATGACTGACGATGCAAGCACTTCAATTGGTGATGATGGCTATATTGATGATGATGATAGTTTTCATTACATTGGTAGCAGGCCAATACAGGAAAACTCACAACAGATTATCAATTTCATTACTTACCATAGGAATAATCTGGCACCGATTTATCAGATTAAGAAGGACTATTACAAAGGACGGCATTTAAATATTATGAATCAGCCGTCCAAGCCCCATGGTGATCCAGATAACCGTATAATCGTTGACTTGCCACGTAAGCTGGTAGATACGTTTGGTGGCTACTTCATTGGGACACCAATCAAAATGGCTTACAACGACAAGGACGGTACTGATGACAGTCCCGCTGCTAAGAAGATTAATGACTTTATCAATGATTTTATGATCACATCAAAGTTCGATGCTGTATTAAAGAAAGCTAGTAAGTCGGCAGACATTTATGGCCGTGGCTTTATTTATGAGTACAACGATGAAGATGGGGCGTCTTGCTTAGCTTCACTGACGCCTATTGACACGTTCATTATTTATGATGATTCTGTAGCCAATAAACCAATTGCTGGTATTCGATATTGGCAAAGTCGGCATGCAGGTAATGGAGCTTTATCAGGCCAGCTTATCACGCCAGATAAGGTTGTAGACTTTGGTCAGTCCGATGATGATGGTTCAATTGAACCTAATAGTTTAGTCTTTGATGAGAGCTTCGATAAGGATGGACTTAGCAGTAAGTCACATCCTGTTGGTGTGCTACCACTCGTTGAAGTCGTTGATAATGACGAACGGTTAGGTGTATTTGATAGTGTTATTTCAATGATTGATAACACAGATAAGACAGTCAGTGAGAAAGCCAATGATGTTGATTACTTTGCTGACTCGTTACTTGTGGTTAAGGGTGTAAAGCTAACTCAAAAACAAATTGAGCAAGCTAAGCGTCAACGGGTTTTTAACTTGTTTTCAAAGGAAGATGCAGATGTCGATACCTCAGCAGCTATGGATGTCAAATTTGTTGCTAAGGACGTTGAAGACGCACTACAAGAAAACGCATTGAATCGCAATATTGACCTGATTTATCAAATTGCACAGATTGCCAACCTTGATGACGTCCAGTTCAATACTGCAGCAGCGACAGCACTTGATTTTAAACTGCATAGCATGAAGACCATGGCCCTGACTAAAGAGGGCTTTTTTAGTGCCGCCATTTTACAAATTATGCAGGCAGTCTTTACATCTAGTGGGCAATCAGCCGATGCATGGAAAGGCTTAGAGATTGATTACAACTTGACTATTCCACACAACGTTGCTGATGAAGCTAGCACGGTAAAAACGTTGCAAGGCAGTGTGAGCCGTGAGACTGCATTAAAAGCTTTGTCATTGGTTCCTGATCCCAAAACCGAGGTCAAGAAACTTGATGACGAAAATAAGGAGCAGGCTAAGCAGCTTGAGAGCCAATTGCCTGGTAGCTTTTATACCCAGAATGGTCCACAACCGGCCAATCCGAATGGCAAGGTAGCGCCTGATAAGGCTGGTGAGGGCAATGCTGACAGTTAAGCAGGAGCGAGCATACATTGACAAGATGATTGCTGAGGATAAGCAACTCAATGAGCGGAAGAATGCTTACTATCGTCAGGCTTTGATTGAGATTCGTAACCATTTGAATTACTTTTATCTGGCCTATCAGGAAAATGAAGTATTATCAATTGCTAGTCTACTTGGACATAGTAGCCAGCAGGATCAAGCTGAGTATCTTCAAACGAGTCAATCAGTACAACCAAGCGATGATGAATCGGATAAGCGTAAACGTGGTTTTAACGCCACTGCGGGTTATGACAAACTTCACCTGCTGATGGCCTCAATTGGCTTAAGTGTGCTAGGCGCCAGTATGAAGACACAAAAGCTATTGAATGGTTCTTTACATGAGGAGTTCAGTAATGAGGTTAAGCGTCAATACAGTAACCTTCCAGTGCATAAACAGCCGTATACAGTAACTCCACGAGACTTAGTTTATAGTGATGCTAAGCTCCGTAAGTATGGCAACATTGACCGTATTCTTAGCAAGGCTGAAAAAATTATTCCAACAACAGTCAATGGCGAACAGTGGAGCAACACGATCTGGATGTACAACGATAATCTGGTTAACAATGTCCAGAATATCGTTAAAAAATCATTGCTCGGTGGCCTGACTAAGGAGGACCTTAGTAAACTATTCGATGATATTAGACCAACGCCGCATACCATTACAGGCGCTGTTCAGCAAACAGACAGCGTGATTGAGCGCATTGTACGTACTGAACGGGCTAGAGTGATGGACGATGCTCAAATGGCTGTATTTAAAGATCAGGGCGTTCAGTGGTTCAACTGGGTAACTGAGGCTGGTGCGTGTGGTAAGTGCATTGATTTAGAATCTGGCAGCCCTTATCGTACTGATAGTCCCGATGCACCGACTATCCCAGAGAGCAGTCACGCCAACTGTCGTTGCAGTAAAGTAGCGACGAGTTCACCTGACACGACAGTGATTAAAATTATTGCTCAGTCTACACCTGCTTTAATGAGTGCAACTAATAAGACCGAGGCTAGTACCGGGAGCAATACAAAAAAATCTTAATGTTGGCGAATCCGTTGAATCATTACCGGGATCTGATTCCGCTGTGATTGACGAAGCCAAATTCACACACTATGCGTTAGATTCAACTAATAAAAATGGTGGTGCTGAAAAAGCCAGAGTGTTTAAAGCAGCATTGGGATTCTCTAGTGAAGATACAAAAAATTTAATTAATCAAATACGTCCGAAACATGCTTGTGACGCTAAACCACTGCAAGGAAATAGTCGTGACAAGACTTTAAAACGGAGGAATCAAACATGCTTACTAACAAATTACCAATGAACTTACAATATTTTGCCGACCCTAACCCTGACGGAGATGGTGGCGAACTAGCTCAAAGTCAAACAGCACAAGAAGCGACAGCTTCATTTGTGGCTGGAGTGACACAATCAGCTGAATCATCCCAATCTAGCACCGCTAGTACGGCCTCTTCAACTGCAAATAGTACTGATAGCCAACCATTCCGCACGTTCGCCACGCAGGAACAGTTGAATCAATTCGTTGCCAGTCGTGCAGACCGCGCTTATCAGAAGGGCAAGAGTGAAGGCAAAGAGGACGGTAAGAGCGAAGCTGAGAAGTTGGCCGGAATGACTGAGGATCAGAAAAAGCAAGCCAAAATTGATGACATTCTTGCTGAAAATGCTCAATTAAAGGCTGCAAAGGTGCGAGAGGACATGACGGTTAACGTTCAGAATCGTTTGGCTGAACATGGCCTGACACTTTCAAACGATGAAGCCCAATTACTCGTTACTGACGATGCAGACAGTACGGATACTAACACAAACAAGTTTATGAAGTTGGTCGATCGAATTGTTGCAGACGAAAAGAAGAAGCTTTTTAAAGGTAGCACACCAACTCGCGGTGGAGAAAATCAACCGGATCCTAAGAACATTGGAGCTGAGTTAAGTAAGCAAGCACATTCCACACAACGCAAGGCACCATCATTTTTTAAATAACGGAGGGATAAAATGATTACTCAAAACTATACGTCGACTACAGACATTCGACTTAGCACCAAGCTTTATTATGGCTTGCCTGCAATCATTACGAATGACGGAATTACAGAAGACGAAAATCATCGAAAGATTATCAAAGCTGGTACGCCCGTTGGTGGTGTTACCAGCTTTTTAGATGACGAGACTGCCAAGTTGTCAGTTTATACGGCACCGGTGACTAGCTCCAGCGACTCAGGCACTGGTTCATCCACTACAACTCCAACTGTGCAAGGCATTGTGCTTCATGACACTGATGTGACTAACGGGGACACATCAACCACCGTCATGGTTTTCGGCGTTGTCGGACTAAAGATGATTGATGACGCAACGCAAGCAATGCTAACTCAAGAAGTTAAAGATGCATTGCCACGCATTATGTTCCCAAATCGATAGGAGGCAACTAGAGAATGAATAACGGAACTTTTAATGTTTTTGACGTAATCAATGCCAGCACCATTGCGGGCTTTTGGAACACTAACCAAGCTTATAGCGAACCATGGCTAATGGAAACCTTGATGCCAGCAACTAAGCAAGCTACAAGTAACATCCGTTGGACTGAAGGTCAAGACATGTTACCAGAAGTTATGACAGCAACTGAATTAGATGCTGATGTAACAATGATCAAGCGGTCTGGCTTCCAAGCTAAGGAATCCGAAGCCTTGCACTTCATCAACGGTGTTGTTTTCAATGAAAAGGATTGCCGGGACTTGATGAACGCTCGTTATGGCAATGACAAGAACATGTATAACATTGTTGCAACTAAGATTTTTAATGATCAAACACAGTTACTGCAACGTGCGGCCTTACGGCGTGAACAAATGGCCTTAGATGTCTTGCTTACTGGTAAGGTGACTATCAATAGTAATGGTGTTACGAGTGACATGAACTATAACTACAAGCCTTACCAATTTGCTAAAACTACAGCAGACTGGGGTGCCGATGGTTCAAAACCGTATGATGATATCTACGCTATCCAACAAACTATGGGTAACAAGACAGGCGCCCAATTGACACGGGCTATCATGAATCAAAATACCTTCAATAAGCTAGTACGCAATGCTTCATTGAAGAGTACGATCCTTGCTAATAACGCGAATACGGCAGCGGCTTTTGTACCCAAGAAGGTTGTAACTAACTTCTTGATGGACGAATTAGGTTTATCAATTGCCGTTTACAACAAAGGCAAAAACGTTGTTAAAGCTGCTGGCAAGGGAACAACCAATACTTTTGAAACGTTTATTCCTGACGATAAAGTTGTGCTCTTACCTGGTAGTGGTAATGAACCGATTGGCTCAACTGTTTTTGTTCCAACTCCTGAAGAAGAAAATGCTGCTCAATTAGACGGTACTGTAGCGATTGCAGACAAGGGTGTAGCTGTTCATACCTTCTTGAGCCAGCAACCAGTTAACAAGACGACGGTGGCTGCTCAATGCACGTTACCACGCCTAGACATTGCTAATCATGTTGCTGTGATGGACGTTTCAGGAAAGTAGGGGTAAAAAATTATGTATCCAGAAAATATTGATACATCAAAGAACTACTTCAAGAATGGCAAAATCTATTACAACGTTGTCCAAGGTGATGAACTTTGGGCCATTGCGACAGCTAACAAAACTTCAACGGCTAAGTTGGCTAGTTTAAATCGTTTAGCACCAACGGCCGTTGTCAAAGCTGGTCGTAAGCTTATTGTCGCTGTTCAAGAATAGAGGTGGATCCCATGGAACTGATTTACGATCTGGCAAACATTATCAAGATGATGAAGCTGGCTTCAAGTAATTCTACAGTCGATGTTGTAGCAGGCTTAGACGATGACTACTTAGATAGTGTAGTAGAACAAGCGCTTGAAATCGTACTTGGGATTAACGGCATTGATGCTAAGAAGATTAGCCTAGTTAAAGTTTTGACTGAATACAAGGCGTTATCAATTCTGTGGGCCAGCTCCGTTCAGTATGGTATTAGCGACTTTAAAGCTAAGGACTTATCGATGTCGGTAACTGGCGATGGTAATCAGTGGGAAAGCCTGTATAAATCTACGCTTGCTGATTTTGGAATTAGCAGTGGCGGTTGGGGGATTCAAATTGGCTAGTGAAAATCATATTCCTGAAATAAAGCACCAGCTTGAGCTGCTAAATCATTATCAGTTGCGAGTTGGTGTTTTTGTAGCTACTGGTGGTAAATCAGTGGCTTTCTTGCAAATGATTGCCAACGTTAACGAAAATGGTGCCCATATCAAGCCGGTCAAGGGACCTTATTTAGCATTGCCTAATAAGAAGACCGGTGGAATTTACCTCAAGAAAGAAGTATACATTCCGCCGCGGCCTTTTATGGTACCAGCTCTAGATGCAAATATCGACGAGTTTACGCGGCAAATAGTACGGGACTTGAATCTGATCATGTGGCGGCGACTGACAGCTAAAGAACTGTACAAGCGACTTGGACGCTCAATCAAAGCCCATATTCAGCACAACATTGAAGTGCAGAACGATCCAAAGAATGCCCCGCTAACAGTTGCTAACAAAGGGAAGAATGACCCGTTGATTGATACTGGCAGTCTGTTACGTTCGATAAGTTGGAAGGTGGTGTCTATATGAAATTCAATTTAAAACGTTTAATCAATATTTATGGGCAGCCTATTTTAATTTATCCGGGCACACGGACTGAAGACGGCACAACCAACGAGATGGGTGAATTTATTCCCAGTTCAAGCAAGGATAAACAACCAATTAAAGCTAATGAGCCGGTAATTCCGAGTTCTCATAATAACAGTCTTTCTGATAGTTTGGCATTGATGGCTGGCGGGACGGTTCAAAACTATTCTGCTACTTGGTACTCAACACACGATGTTGAAATCGGTACTGTAGTCAGTACCTTTAGACCTGACGGTTCTGAAAAGAAATATGAGGTCGTTAAGATGGATGATTATGGTCCACTTGCCGATATCACTATCTATTATCTACAGGAGAGTGATCAGCATGCGGCAAACATTTAATTGGAATGCAATGGTCAAAAGCCTAAGAGAAAATATAACAGCAATAAGTGGTCTGCCAGTGATTCCAGTCGATACGATTGGCTCACGTCAACAGTGGCCGTTTATTGCTTTTAATTTGCCCATGACCAATAGCCCAGATACGTTTAGCCGCTATCCAGATAACGAGGTATTTGAGACTACAGTTCCAATCACGGTTTACACAACAACGATGGCGGAAGGTATTCAGACATGTGACGACTTACAAGCTAATCTGCGGACTAGTGAAAATCGTTTACTGCTTGCTGATGCCGGTATTGTCATTGTTAACGTTATGAATCCCGGTTCCCGTTCAACCCCATTACAGGCTGAGCGGGAATTTATGTATGGATTCGATTTAAGACTGCGGCTCCAACGTGGCTTTGATGGTGGAACTCCCACGATTGAAGACGTCGGTGAACCGTCAGTTGGTAACACAAATAAAGAGGAGGATTAACAAAAATGGCTAATTCACAAACGGAACCATTAGGCCCGTTCAAATTTAATGTGATCGCTAAGTATACTCCAGCAGAATTAGGTGACACGGTGCCTTTACTGCTTGCAAAGGGTGAAGACGAATCGCTAACGAAGTATACCGATTTAAATACCTTAGCAAACGATTTTGACATGGATAGCAGTGTCTATCTCAATGCAAAGGCAATCTTTGAAGGGACGAACCCACCAGCTGCAGTAATGGTTAAGACGTATCTAGGTCAAGATGCTTATACATCACCAACTAGCATCACGCTTGAACCAACGACATTAATCGGCGCCGTTAATACAACTGCAAACATTGTTGCAACAGTAATGCCAACAACTGTGACTAGCAAGGTCGTTTCAGTTTCATCAAGTAACGTTGCTGTGGCCACTGCTTCAACTAATTCAGATGGCAGTGTGACAGTAGCGATGAAATCAGCTGGTAACGCAAAGATTACCTTCACAACTGGCGTTCAAGGTGAAGTAAAGGCCATCTTACCGGTCAGCGTATCTAGCTCAACGGTTTCAGTCAGTGGGCTATCACTTGATCAGAATATTTTAACTGGTGACATTGGCGAGACTGGTAAATTAACGGCCACGGTCACGCCAGATAATGCCACGAATAAGAATGTTGCCTTCAGTTCATCTGATGAAAGTGTTGCCTCAGTTGATGACACTGGCTTAGTCAGCTACTTATCAGCCGGGACTAGCACCATCACAGCTAAAACGTTAGATGGCAGTTACACCGCTAATGCTACAGTCACGGTCAAAGAACCGGTCGTAGCGGTTAACGGTGTTTCTTTAGATAACACCACTTTAGCTGGTAAGGCAGGTGGCACCGACAAGTTAACTGCAACTGTTGAGCCTGCTGGTGCGACAAATAAAGCGGTCAGCTTTAAGTCGGCTGATGACACGGTGGCCACTGTAACTGATGATGGCTCAGTTAGCTTTGTCAAAGCTGGGGAAACCACGATCACAGTTACCACAGCTGATGGCAACAAGACGGCCGCAGCCACTGTCACCGTAACAGCTGCTGAATAGGAGGGGATAAAGCATGTCTACAGATAATATTATTTCGGCTTTAAAAGACTGCTATCACGCAGGCTGGGAAGTCGTGATTCCAATTGATGCAACTGATGATGAAGTCTCCGCAGTGTCCAACTTCGTGGAAGCGCAAGGCGAAAATATCTGTTTCTTAAACGGAACTGATATTTCTAAGTTTGCACCACTAGCTTCCAATAACCGAACTGCTGGCTGGAGCTTGCCGCAAGACGATGAAAACGGGAACGTCTTAGCGTCCTCCGTTATTGGTCGTGTTGGCTCTTTAACCGTTGGTAGCTATGACATGGCTAACTTAACTGGATTGGCTGATGTAAAGCCACAAGATCGGTTAGCTTTCCAACAAAATCAAATGACGCCTTACGACCAAGCAAACGTAAACACATACTACTTTGCTGAAGGTGTTCCTTTAACTTCAGGGGGCAAGATGTTGGGTGGTCAATTCATTGATGTCTTACAAGGCGTTGATTGGATCGTTAAGCATGGTCGTAAAGCTTTAGTGCAAGCCCAAGCAAAGAATGAAAAGCTGCCACTCGATGCAACTGGTATCAACGTTCTCAAGTCTACTCTTGAAGCAGTCTGCTCAGATGCAACTACTAACGGGATTGTCGCAATGAGTGATGATACTAACAAGTCGACGGCTAAAGTTACCGCTTTATCTCGTGAAAACTTAAGCGAAACCGACATTAAGAATCGCCGCTACAACGGCTTGACGATTGAATACACACCTGCCAGCTCAATTGACGGTGGAACTGTACAAATCGTTATGAATTTATAGGAGGGATAACGAATGGCAAAAACAAATCACCGCTATGACGCTGCTGATTGTGCAGTGGCACTTAATAGTGTTCCTGTGACTGAGTGGGCACCTGGCAGCACCTTTATTTCTGGTGCCAAGTCTAACAACTTTTCAGAGAGTTCTAGTGATTCCTTTGGTAATGGTAAGACCGCAATTAATCATGATAATTCTGGGACCATTACTTTCGACATGGACCCGTTTAGTGACGTTTATCAAGATGTTTTACGTCTTGGCGGCTCACTAAAAGAGGTGCCAATTAGTGTTACGACACCGGTTGAACACATGCATGCTGAACATGCGACGCTACAAAATTTACCACCCATTGAGTATGGTTCAGGTTATCCTACTCGGTCGGTGGTTTTTTCATGCTCGGATTATCAAGTCGATCCAGTCAAATAGCTAAAAGGAGAAATTATCATGGCAGAAAATACTGCAACTAAAACAGAAAAGAAGCCCGAATTGGGCGAATTAACAACACACGAAAAAGATGGCCACATTTGGGGAGAATTCTCCATTCAAGACACTAAGATGGATCGCGTTATTCAATACAAATTTGTCTTCCCAGGGTTTGAAGAAGCCGCTAGCATGCTGGACTTATCAGAACAAGGTCGTCACGCATACTGGGGCGCAATGATGGCTGGTAACGACGCGTTAGGAATCGGTGCTTCAATTCAGAACCCGGTTGTTAACGGTAAAGCTGAAAAGATGGGCTGGGATTACTGGAAGAAGCACAGCGGCATGCTTGCGGTCATGGGCGCCTGTGACCGGTTTCTTGTACAACCACTGTATTAGTCATTTCAAGACCGCGACTGCAATTGAGCAATTTGTCGCTAAGGATCAGATCCTAAGTATGCGCTGCAACGCGTTTATATATGGGAATGAACCGCGTGTGTATGACCGACCGATTGAACTCATGAGCCGTGATGAAATGGATGTTTATGGCTGGGCAATTTCAAAGAAAACCGAGTATGAAATGAACTTGGCCACGCTAGGAAGGGGCGTATGATATGGGGGAAACTGCCGGCTTAATGCGGTCAGCGGAAGTCTCCTTTAGCGTACACGCCGGTAATTTAGAAGGGTTGACTAGAACTGATGAAGCTTTGGATAAACTCGAAGCTCATGGGACAAGGGTCAACAAACTGCTATCAAATTTAGGCGGTGGACGCTCATCACAAGGACTATCAACCCTTGCACGGAGACTTGATAAGGTCAATGGCAATTTTGATAGTTTAAGCAAGCGCGTGAGTCAGTCCCAGACTGAAATTGATGGGACATTGAAAAGCCTTGCTGATAGCTCAGTCACTAGTACTGAGCGAATCGGCAAGGCTTTTTCTTCTGCAAAAACCAGCGTTCGAGATTCGCTAAAAGGGATTCCGAAAACTGTTGATATAAAAGTAAAAGATAACACTGGGCAAACCCGTAAATCGCTTAACCAAACTAGACAAGCCACTGGTGACTTTGAGAAAACCAGCACTCGATCAATGAGTAATGTTGCCTCGCACGCAGCTAAAGCCGCAACGTCCTACGAACGTGTTAAAAAGGCCGGTAGTGGCATGATGGATGTTGGCCGGACAATGACTGGTGCGACTGCAGTCATGGGTGCCGGGTTCCTTTATGCTGCTAACCAGGCTACCAAGTTACAAAACCAGTTCACAACGGTTCGTAACTTGGTCGTCAACGGTGGCGAAAGCATGGCTGAAGCTACTCGTAACGTCACAAAAATGCAGGCTCAAGGCGCGGCGATGTCAACGAAGTATGGCACGGCTCAGTCTGAGATTGCTAAAGGCTATGAAGAGTTGGTCCGGCGTGGCTATTCGTCTCGGCAAGCCTTAGCGTCACAAAAGACGTTCTTACAAGGTTCAATTGCGTCCGGTGATAGTTATTCCGATACCGTCTCAAACAGTACGTCAGCCTTAGAACAATTTGGCATGCGTTCTAAGAATGACAAAGTTATGAAGGCTAACAGTAAAAAGGCTGTTAACCAGATGGCCTACGCTGCCGACTTGACTGCCACTGATTTTCAAGGAATTGGTTCTGGGCTTCGTTATGCGGGTGCCACTTCGCACAGCGCTCACCAATCACTAGGAAATACAGCTGCAGCTTTAGGTGACCTTAGTAATTATGGCCAAGATGGAACGATTGCTGGGACAGGGTTACGTAAGGTCTTAAACGGCTTGATTTCACCCGGTAAAAAATCTGGATTGCCTGTCCTTGAGCAGTTGGGGATTAACCCCAGTCAGCTTAAAGACTCTAAAGGTAATTTAAAGAGCCTGGTTGATATCTTTGACTTGTTAAACAAACATATGAAGGGCATGACGTCCACTCAACGGACCGACTTGTTCCATACGATGTTTGGGACGACCGGTCAAGAAACTGCTTTGATCCTGTCTAACTCAACTAAGCAACTACGTAAGCTGAACGGGCAAGTTGCTCAATCAACTAAGAATAATTACATTGGCAAGCTGTCTAAGCAAAACATGAACTCGTGGCAGAACCAGTTGAAGGTCTTCAAGGCAACTGCGACTGAAACGGGTATCGAATTCGCTAAGACAGTGTTACCAAGTATCACTAGCGTTTTAAAAGGCGTTAATGGGCTACTACGCAATGTCAATAAGCTTAGTGATGGTCAAAAGAAAGTTGTTGCTTTTGGTGCAATGACGGCTGCAGCATTTGGACCAGCTGCATTAGCAATCGGTTCAGTTGTCAAAGCGTTAGGTTATGTCCGTCAGGGTATTAGTGTGTTACCAACAGGTAAGCTGGGACAGATTGGCTCAATTGGCCTGAAGGGTGCTCACTATGCTGGCAAGACACCGGTAACTACCACAGCAACTAGAAGTGCAGCTAATGCTACTGGCGCAGTGGCAAGTGGGGCAAGTAAATGGCTTAATCGTGCTGCAATTATCGGTGTGGCAGCCGATGCCGGTTACTCGGCTGTCAAATCAATTCGTGAAGGTATTGATACCAAGCAAGGTGGTCACGACATGTGGCATGCCGCTGGGACAGTTGTTGGTGGCGGTATTGGTATGATGATCGGTGGAGCCCCAGGAGCAATGCTCGGTGCACAAATTGGTAAAGGTGCAGCAGATGTCATTTCAAAGACTAAGCTAGTAGCTCATATTCAAACTGATTACAAGAAGGATGTCAAAAAGACACCCAAGTCGGCCTATGCATTACCAGGTACAACCGGTGGCGCTCACTTCGATGGCACGTCTGGAGCTACTAAGCGCCATGGCATGCAAGTTGCTCCGGGTGAGACTACTCAGGACGATAAAAAGTTTGAAGACGCTCGCAAACGCAAACCGGGAGTAGCCAAGATTGCCAAGCCAGTTGCTCGCGGAATGAAGCAGGTTGCCAGTAGACTAGGAAACACTACTGCACGTTATGATCAGATGGTGTCCTTTAACTATGACCGTCAGTCACTATCTAAAACGAATGCAGCATTAAAATCGTATACTTCCGCGAATGGTAAGGCTTATGACACTGTGCTAAAAAGTGCTAAGTCAAATGCTAAGCAAAGTGAAAAGCAATCAAAGAGTAATCTAAAATCATTTGTTTCGTCCGGGTTAATGACCCAAAGTGCTGCTGAAAAGGCTTATAAGTCAGAGAAGTCTTCATATTCTAAGCGTGTAAAGAGTGCCCGTACAGCTCTAAACACAATTAAGACTGTTGAAGTTCAGACTGCTAATGATATATCTGTTAACCAGAATAAGCATGAAGCTAAAATGGCCAGCATTTCTAAGTCATATGCCAATAAACGCAAGAGTATCAAGCGTGATGAAACCAGTGAATTATCGGAACTACAACGCAAAGGTTATGTGAAGATCAACGGGTCGACCCTTAAAGGCGAATCTGGTCGACGCGCAATTGTTGAACGTTACGATAACCGGATTAAAGCTGCTAACAAGAGTGAGAACTCATCTAAGGCAAAAGAAGATAAGCGTAGCGAAAAACAACGTACTCGGATATCAGAAGACGCTAATCGGAAACGTTTACGTGCTATGGCGCGCGCTCAATCCAAGACCGATTTAACTTTATCTGGTAACGCAAAGCAACAAAAAGCTATATTAACCAAGATGAAGAATACGTCTGGTAAGTTGAGTGACCAACAAGCTAGCAAAATGATTAAGGCTTCATATAAGACTATGAATTCTACAATCAGTCACGCTAACAAAACCTACAAGGGTGCTAAATCGGCTGCGGATAAGAAGTACAATGCAACTGTTAAAAAGGCTCAGCAGGAATATTACCAAAATGGTTCAATTAGCTACAAACAATATAAGTCAGTCATTAGCCATGCTAAGAGTCAGCGTGACAATGCCATTACTGCAGCTAGTGATCAGAAGAAGGAAACGGTACGTCAGGCTAAGAACCAGCATTCAGATGTTGTTAGTCAAGCTCAAGCTCAGACTAAGGATCATTTAGCAAGTATTAATTCTGAAACTGGTCAGGCTAAAGGCTTATGGGAAAAATTCACTTCTTTCTTAAGCAACCAAGTTAATAAAATTTCTCACTTTGATACGGGTGTGACTACTGGTCAGCATAGTGTAGCCCAGGAAAATAGTACAACTAGCAAGATTTTTAAGACCAATTCAGCCAAAGGCAAGAATAAAATTAAAAATGTTAACGCCTCAGTATTTTCTACACCTGTTAACAAGTCGAAAAAGTACATGATGCCTGGTAATGCGACTGGTGGCCAAATTACTCGTGATACACGATCACTTGTTGGTGAAGGCGGTATTGAAGCTGCTATCAACAAACACACTGGTCGTATGCGACTGCTCGGTGTTAATGGACCTGCAGTTGAAAAGTTGCATGCTGGTGAAACGGTGCTACCGGCCAACCATACTGCCAAGCTATTTAAAGGCGGTCTAGGTGCTGGTAAAACATTGCCCGGATACGCTGGTGGTACTAGTGATGTTTGGGGAGCTATCGGCAATCTATATAAGAATGCTGATGACTTAACTGGTGCGGGTGCTGGCTCAGACTTTGCCAGTGATCCTGCTGGTGCTGCTAAGAAGTATATCAAAGGTCAAGGCTGGGACAAGTTAACTAAGAAGCACGGTATCCAAGGTGCCATTGTTAAGGCTGGTCAGAATGCTTTGACTAAGGTTACTTCTAACGCACTCGGTAAGCTAAGCGAGAAACTTGAAGACTCTTCAGGTGGATTCGGTGATGCCGGTGGCTCACTTGGTAACCTGAAGGGTGGCAACGTTGGTCGTTGGAGACCCTATGTTGCTAAAGCTTTAAAGGCTAACGGCTTTAGTGCGAGTGCCTTTCAAATAGCCGCTTGGATGCGTGTTATTCAGCGTGAATCAAATGGTAATCCAAGCGCAATTAATAACTCGGATTCTAATGCCAAGGCTGGTCACCCATCAATCGGGTTAGTACAGACAATTGGTCCCACTTTCAATGCGAACAAATTCCCTGGCCATGGCAATATTCGCAACGGCTACGATGACCTACTTGCTGGTATTCATTACGCAGCGTCTGCATACGGTCGTGGTAACGGCATGTTTGCCCGTGTCAGTGGACCACTAGGCTACGCAAACGGTGGCTGGTCAAATAAGCCAGCTATCTTTGGTGAGTATCCTGGTCAGCCTGAAATGGCGATCAATCCTGCTCGTGATACTGCAGACGGTCAGATCTTAGATGTTGCTAAGAAGCGTGCCCGGATTTCTAAAGGCTCGATTTTTAACAAACTATTTTCACCTGACACTCGGACCAAGATGTTGGAAAAGGTACACGAAGATGGTCCGGTGATGAATCGAACTAATTCTGCTACCAAAGCTAATGGTCGAAAGGTAACTGGGAGTAATAAAGGGACTATCAAGATTGACATGCACCCAACTATTAATGTTTACACGAATGGCGGCGATGGTAAGCAGATTGGCAGCGATGTCGCTAGTCAAGTCAGAGCTGTCGTGCAACAAATGTTCCAAGGTTATTTGGATAACCGTGAAGGGGGAGATATTTAATGGCTTCTGATGCAAGTCAAGCAACGTCACGATATAAAGCGGCCTTAGCTTTGCTAGACGAGGCCAAACTAAAAGTTAATACTGCAACAAATTATTATTTGAAGCTTGTAAAGGAAAACGCCGACGGAACAAACACCGGACGTTTTCTTTTTTTATCACAAGATTCTAGTACCAAACTGGGGCAGTACACAGATTCCAGCGCACCATATCTAACGGCACAGTACTGCGTGCCGTTAAAGAACGGTTCCTATATAACTTCAACTGCTTTAGGCACCGGACCACATAAGGACGATACGCTATATACACATTGGAGTAGCAGCTTTAGTCCATTAAGCTCAATGAAAATTATTGATGGTGGCCACGGTTCCATGTTCGGCGTTGAAGAGTCTGGTGGGACTTCTTATTTATGGATCACATCTAAAAACTATGATAGTGCTAATGCACGTTGGCGATTGACTAGAGTGGCGTTTACTGGCAGCACAACATATTCACCTAGTGATTCAGCGTTAGAAGTGCTCTACAGTTTTCCAACCTATGACACTATTCGGACGACGTATGACAGCAAGAATGGTTATCCAGCCATTACACGAACTGATAACACCATTCAGGTGCTAGACAAGGCTAGTTTGATGAGTGGAAGCTTGAATGTTTTGAAAACAGTTAGCTTAAAGGCTGCTGGCTTTGACGCCAACACACAAACCTTTCAGGCAGCGTCTTTGTCGTACCCTTATGTATTTTTTCAAACTGGTGCATATAATGGCAAGGATTCGCCAAAAATTTATGCAATCGATGTGACCAATGAAGTTCCACAGTTTAGTTTGGCTTGGGACACTGGCAAGTTTGGCATGGCCTACTCTATGGCTGAACCTGAATCTTGTTACGTCTATCCAGATGGCGATCACTTATCTGTGCTGGTCAGCTTTAATAACCACATTGCTGGTGTTAGTGGTCACATTCAGTACTTTTATAAAGTTCCGGTAGTTAATGCCAGCAAGCAGCTTGTTAATGCAAAATCACAACTAGATGTTGAAAACAAAGACTTGGCCACCGCTCAAACAACTTTTAATAGTGCCTTAGCTCTATATCAAAAGTATTCGACAGCAAACAGCACGGTTAAGAAGTATACGGATGCCAAGAATAAAGCTCAGAGTAAGGTTACAAGTACTCAGAAC